GGGCGGCAACAGGTCATTCAGAATGGCCATGCCGCCCACTTTGGCGTTGGTCGCCAATTCCGCCATGGTGTCGTTGAATTTGTCGGACAACGGCGCCAGTTTGGCCATTTGATCGGCGTACTTTGCCGAGCGCTTTTCGGCTTCCTCGAGGCCTTTGGCGCCCAGGTTCAGCATGGGGATCAAATCCATGCCGGCCTTACCAAAGACTTTGGTGGCCAGCGTGGTTTTGAGAATGCCGTCCGGCATGGCCGCGAACATGTCGGCCAGCTGCTTCATGGCGGAATCGGCGTCCTTGGCATTGATGCCGACTGACTTGAAGGCGTCGCCATGCTCGAGCAGGTTGCCGGACAGGGATTTGACGCCTTTGGCGATCGCCTCCATGCTGGTGCCCGACTGTCGCGCGGCCAGTTCATATTTCGCCAGTTCACGCACGCCGATGCCGATTTTTTGCGCCATATCGTTCATCTGATCGGCGGTTTCGACCAGCTTCGCCATTGGCATCACGACCATCTGGATGGTCGCCATCAAGGTGCCGGCGGCACCGCTGATCAGCATGAAGCTGTTTTTCAGCGAGTCGAGTTGGGTGCTGATGGACGCTACGCCGTCCTTCATCTTCGACCACTGCACTTGATTCATCTGCACATCAAGTGTTTTCAGTTCGGCCTTGAAACGCGATATGGCGTCCTGGGCGGACTTGGTGTCGCCGGTGATGACGATTGACAGCGTTTTTTCGCCGGCCATGCTATGCTGTCCTCATGGAATGGGCGGTGTATTTCGTTGTGTTTTGCATTCTCGCCACGTGCGCGCGCGGCTGGCAGCGCGCGCTGCCTTGGGCGTTCGCGGCCCTGGTGCTGTTCGGCGCCGGATTCAGGTTTGCCGTTGGCTGAAGATCGTTAATGCTTCGCTTTCCATGATGCGGATGCCGGCCATGCGCTTGGGCGTAATGCGAATGCCCAGCGCGCGCGATACGACCGGCAGCGCCACATAATCCAGCCCGATCGGTCCGTTCATGCTCACGCGCCATTGAGTGCTCATGGCCATGAAGAGTTGCACGGTGTTCCAGTTGCACGGCCACACATCGACGTCCGGCGTGGCGAAAGACTTCATGTGTTCTTCCGGCACACCGAACATGCGCGCCATCTGCTGCCACGTTTGCGGAGCATAGATGCGACGCGTGGCCGCAATCAGTTTTTTTGCTTGGATTCCAACAGTTCACGGCGGAAAACGGCGAACAAGTCGGCCGATGCTGTTGGGATTTTGTCGAGCAGTCTGTCGAGCGCCTCTTCGGAAAATGCCTCTTCCACGCCTGACCAGCCGACAATGATTTCTTTGACTACCACGTCGTCGTTTTCACCGGAATTGCGCGCAAAAAATTCGCGCAGTTCGGAACGCGACATGTATTTGAATTCCACCTCGATTTCGGTTGGACGAACCTGCCCGGCGATGGACACCGGTACTTTCGCCTTGAAGGTGGGGTTGGGTTGCAGTTTCAACATAATGTTTGCCTCATTCGTTGTGCCTCAAAAAGGGTCCGGCGGCGGCCAGGTGAGGCGCCCGGCACGGTGAAGTCACCGCTGCCGCCGGATAGGCAGGAGCTACGGCAGGATGTAACGCGGCTTGGTCACCATCGTGATAGTCACGTTGGTGGTCATGATGCTGTTGATATTGTCGGCACGCGGCAGGCCAGAGGCGCCGATGTTGCCGTAGAACAGGATTTCCAGACCGTCGGCGGCGAGGATCTTGAACGCCATCTTGGCCTTGGTGTCTGCCGCCTGGCGCACGGCGATCAAGCCGCTATCCGCCGGATCCCAGATACACGGCAGGTCGATTTGCGCACCGGTCTGCGTGGTCGGGAATTTGCGCTGCACGGTATCCCACAGCAGGCCGTATTCGGCGAATTGCTGCTCGCCGCCGCTGGCCGAAAAGCCGGTGGCGATCTGCAGTTCCGTGCCCAGGGTGACCACGGCCATGTTGCCGGAGATGAAGGTGCCGTAACCGGTCGAATTCTGGTCTTCACACTCGAAAGTGTTCGAACCGCCGACGACATTGGCGACTTTGACCACGGCGTCGTTGAATTCGGTCATGCCCTGCATGTCGAATAAAGCGATGTAGTCGCCGTTGGACGGGTCGGCGCCGTTGTAGGTGACGACCGCGGGATTGGCCTTGCTGATAGCCGATAGGGATTGGGTGGCGCTAATTGCCGATTGCATGTAAATGCGCATTCCGGCAGGGGTGCGAGGTGTAGCCATTGCGATTCTCCTTAAAGCAAAGTGCCGGGACTACCGGCGTTGGTGATATACAGGGCGATGTATTTCAGGCTCACCACCCCTACCGGGTGTTCCAGTTCATCAAAACTGATGCTGATGTTCTGCAGTTCCGCATTGCCCTTGATCTTTCCGCCGAAGTTGCCGGCGGCGGCCATGGCGGTTTCAACTTCCAGCGCGATGGTGTCCAGCTTGTCATCCACATCGGCGGCGGCTTTGACCAGGCCATGCACCACGATTTCCAGCACGCGGTTCTGGATGTTGCTCAAATCCAGCAGCGACACGTTTTCGCTGTTGGTCTCGATCAAGAGCGCCGGCAGCGTCAAGGTCGGGCGCATGCGCGACTGATGCACGCGTGTGCCGGTGGTGGCCAGGCCCGTGCAGACGTCTGCAACGGCTTCGCGGATCTGGCGGCGCGCGTGGATCGGTGTAGGCATTACGCTTCTTCCAGGATCAGGCGGGTCATGCCGGTGCCGTCGGGCTGGATTTCGGCGATGGTGTAAGAAGCGCCGCCGGCGGTGACCGCATCACCGCTGACGGCTGAAGCGACGGAGGCGGTCGCGAGGAGTAAGACGGGTTTGGTACCGGCCACCAGGCCGAGGGCATCGGCGGCGGCATTGTCGAAAATAGCGCGCGCATTCACGCCGCCGACCACGACATCGATGCCGCAATCAGTCATGAATGTAGCGAAATTTTCGACGATGGCCATGATTACTTGACTTGGCTCATGCAGGTCATGGCGACTTCGTATTCCGGCGCCGTACCACCCAGCGTGACCTGCGGACGCAGGAAACGGCCAACCTGGTCGAAGTTGAGAGGTTTCATTTGCACCGCGGTCAGCGCCGCGACGTTGGCCGTGGTCAGCGTGGTGAATGCGACGTCGGCGACGTCGGCATAGGTGCGCGCTGTGGTCACGATGACGATGGTGTCATTGTTCACCCAGGCGACGCTGCCGGCAGTAAGCATGAATTCGATTTGGGCGCTCTGAAACAGCGTCCCGACAGTCGCGGTGCCGATCGCGCCGGTCACATCGCCCACCACGGACGCTGTGGTCGCATTGGAAAATGTAATGGTGATGTTTTCCGCGACGCTGTTGGGCCCGCCATAGACCTGGGTGCAGGTGCCGTTGCCGGTGTTGATGCCCGGCGTGACGCTGGTGACCACGTCGCCATCCTGCGCGTGGGCAAGTTTCGCGGCGAGGGTCAGCGCCCCGCTGCCGCCGGTGTTTTTCGCCACCAGCAGTACGGCGCCCTGGCCGGACAACGCCCGGCAATCGACGCCGGAGAGGACTGATACATTGGCGGTGGTCAACGCGCCGATGTTCGCGGTGGTCAGTGACGCCACGCCACTGGTAAAAAGATGGGTCAGTGTGGATTCGCCGATGGTGTCCATGTCAGGTCCTCTTCTTGCGTTTTTGAGATGTCGGTGCGGCAGGAGGCGGGGTTTCGGCCGGTGCCAGCTCGGCAGGCGCCACGACGGCACGACCGCCGGAGATCAGACTTTTCGCCTGGCCTTCGGGCAGATCGCGCTCGTCGCCGGGGTGGGCATCGTTGCCGATGCCTCCCAGGGCCGTGCCGCGAATAAAACGCACACGCATGATTAGGCGATGGTGGCGCCAGTGGCTTTGCAGAAGCTCTGCGCATGGCGCAAGGCGACGTCGGCCAGCTGGAAGCTGGTCACTTCGATCATGCCCTGCTTCTTGAGGCTGTACGGATCGACCACCAATTCGAGGGCGCCCCACATGCCGATCATGGCGTCGGACCAGTTGCCGAAGGCGATGCCGTGTTCCGATCCGCCACCCAGCGTCGCGCTGACCTGGTTGGAGGCCACCGCCTTGTAGCCGGTCAAGGTGCCGTCGGTGAGCTTGCCGTCCCAGATCATGCGGGTGTCGGTCGAGGCGGCGATAACGGTCTGCGCCAGCTTGCCGGCCATGCCCGGGGTGGTGGCGAATGCCAAGGTGCCGATCAGGGCGTTGTCCTTGAGGACTTCGGTGACCATGTCGATCAGCTTGCCGAAGGTCGGCACGCCGCCCATCGCGACGGCATTGACGTTGCTGGCGGAATAGATGCCGGTGGGCTGGTTGTTCGAGCCGCTGCCGTGCAGCACGGCCAAATCCCAGGCCAGCGCGTGGCCGGCGGCCAGGTCCTGGCGGATCATGCCTTCGACATCGATGCTGGACTGCGCCATCAATTGACGCGAGAACGCGGTGGTACCCTGCATGGTCTTCGGCGCAAGGCTGACCGAGGACAGTGTGGCGTTGCTGGCGGTCACATCCGTCCCGGAGTTTTCCGCCACCCAGTACACGGTGGCGCCGGCGGTTTGCGTGGGGAAGCTCAGCGGGCCGGTGAGGCCGGAAAGCACGCGCGCACCGAGGCCGACGCACACGCTGGTATTACGCAGCAGGTCAATGAATTCGCCAGCCTGGGTGAAGACGGTCGAGTCGCCCTTGCCGCTGGTGTTGTAGAGCGCTTCGGAAATGGCGCTGCGCAGCCGCAGCGGCACGAAAATGCCGCCGTTGCGCTTGTATTCCGGCGGCATGCCGCGTTCGATTTCCTGGCTCAGATCGACTTCAAAACCGGCGACGTTCTTGCCTTCGGCGCGTGCCAGGGCGGCGGCCAGAGCGCGGACGTAGGAATAATTCGCTGCTTCGCGTTCGTTGAGCGTGACGACATCGGTCTCGGGCGCCGCCGACACCGCGTCGAGCAGCGCGGCGCGGAACTCTTCGACGCTCTTGCCTTCGCGGATGTATTGCATGGCAAGCTTGTCGCCGCCACGTTTGGCATGCAGCTCGCCCAAGGCGGCGATTTCGTTGGCGCGGGCGCGCTCAGCGCTGCGGACATTGTTCTCGATGACGGTGATGTCGGGTGTTTCGGTCATGATGTGATTCCTTTCTTGGATGAGTTCGGGGGAAGCGGATGCTGCGGCGGGTGCTGCGGCGGGTTCTGCCTTGATGGCTTCGCCCTCGATTTCGGTTTCAAATTCGGATGTGGTGTCGGCTCTGCCGATGCCGACCGTTGCGTCGGCTGGCACGGCGACGATGGAAACTTCAAGCGGTTCCCAATCGGTGACGCGGTAGATCGGATCGGCGCCGTCGGTGCCTTCTTCTTCGAGGCGCATCTTGTGCACGCGATAACCGACAGAAACGTGCTTGCGAATGCCGTCCTTGACATCGATGAAGGCTTCCTCTGCGGCGGCGCTTCTGCCAAAACGCACCACGGCGCGCCCGACCCGATCGGGGTCGATGGAAACGCTCTCGATGACGCCGACATGCGACCGCGTGTCATGGTCCAGCAGCAACGGGCCGCCGTCCTTCATGCGGCCGAGACGGATGGATTTCTTGTCGTGGTCGAGAATCTCGGTACCGAACCAGCGGCCGTAAGGTGTCTCGCTGGAAAATGACAGCTCGACCGTGCGCGCGTCCTCGTTGATCGCAGAACGCTCGAAGGAAGCGCTGCGATGCAGCGTGCCGGTTTTGATCTTGCGGGTTTCAGTCATGTCGCCAATCCCGATGAAAGATGGCGGCATGTTGCCGAGACGCGCGGGACATTTTCAGGGGGAAAATGTCCCGCTGGATATTTATGCGGGCGGCGGTTCCGTCTGCGGGTCGGCGGCAGGGTTGCCGCTGCCCGCAAAGCTCACGAGCGTCACGCTGCTGTCGGCCACGAGTTTTTCGAAGTCGGCGATCGCCTGGATCACGTCCTCGACATCGACGCCGGACTGCGCCGCGATCATTTGCGGGCTGGCAATGCCGGTCTTGATGGCCAGGCGCGCGGCCTCGATGTCCTTGAGCGGATCGACCCAGCCCCAGCGCCTGCCCAGCCAGTTATGTTCGACGAACTTGTCGTATTTCGCTGCAGGAAGTTTGGCGCCGCCCGGGAATGCGATCTGGCCGCTGGTGAGCGCCCAGCGCAGCCACTCGCCATAGACGGGACGCAGAAATGTATCGATAAACCAGGACTGCAGCACCATCCAGGCATCGCGCTCCTCCAAGGTGCCGCTGCGGATGCTGCTGAAATTCACGCCCTCCAGATCGTTGGCCAGGCCGTGGTAGGTGACGCCCATGCCGGAAGCGATCGCGCGCAAGCGCGCCTTGATGAAATCGCCATAGTTCTGGTGCGGATAGTCCGGGTTCCAGGATTCGAGCTTGGCACCCGCCGGCAGCACGGTGAAGCTGCCGGGTTCGGCGTCGGTGATGTAGTTGCCTTCGGCATCCTGGTCGTCGCTGGCCACCGCGCCATCGCCTTCCGGCGTTGTGAATACACCGCATTTCGACGCGCCGACGCGAGCCGCGATAATGGCGGCCTCCTCAAACCCGTCCAGCATTTTGAGGCCGCTGATCACCGCGTGCAGCGGTGGAAACCCGCGCAACTGCTCGGGCCGGTAGGGCTTAAACACATGGATCACCTGTTCGGCCGGCACGCGCTTGAGGGTCGCGGCATACGCGCCGCTTGCGGTCGGCATCTTGCCCAGGTTGAGCCAGTACGCGAGCGGCCGGTTCATGTCGTCGACCTCGACGCCCATCGTAGCCTGCGCACCCTGCTTCAGGTCACGCTGATATTGCACCGGCAGCCGCTCGACCTCGATCAGGCGCAGCGCGTAGCCGTAGGCGTTGTTCGCCTCTTTGCCGGTAAGCTGCAGGATCAGCGCTTCACCGTCGCGGCCCCAGGTCTCGATGACCATGCGCTCAAGGGCGACAAACGAGAAGCGCCCGGAAATCTCACACGTCCCGCGGCGTCCCCATTTGTCGAACGCCACTTCGATCAAGTTGCGCGCGATGGTGTCGGGCTTGCCGTTCTCGGTCGCGAGGTTTTGCAAGGCAAAGCCGTTCGGCCCGACCACGTTGGCCACCAGCAGCTGCAGATATTTCTTGGCATATTCGTTGTTCTTGGCCAGATCCCGCGATCGGTTGCGCGAGACTTCCAGGCCGGCGCGGATTTCTTCGTTGGCGGTGAGCGCACTGGCGCGCCAGGAGGCCGTCAGGCGGTCCTGCAGGGCCGATTCGAAATTGCGCGTCGCCTTGATCAGCGATTCGGCGCGCCGCCCGATCTGCGGCACGGGTTCCGGTTTCGGTTTGCGGAAATAGTCCAGCCAGGCCATCAGAAGCGCACCAGGACTTTACCGCCGCCACCAAGTCCCGCGGCAATGCGTTCGGCTTTCTTTTCCTTGATCACGCGCGCCTCCCAGAAATTGAGCTGCGCCAGAATCTCGGCGGCGCTCCTGTATTTCACGCGCCGTCCGGCGATCTCGTACTCGGACACCAGGCCGTTGCTTTCCGTGTAGGTTTCGTATGCCGCGGTCAGCTGCGCCACGATGCGCGCCGCGCTGGTGCGGCTGTCGGTGCCGGCATTGAGCGCGGCATAGTTGGGCTTGACGGTGATCGTCCCGCTGCCGACGGTATGGCGCTCGCCGGTTTTTTCGACCCAGGCGGTCCAGGCGTAATCGCCGGCGGTGTAGTTGGCGCTCGTGGTGGATGAAACGCTGATCAGATGATCGGTGCCGCTGGCGGTGGCGGTAATGTCGAACTTGCCGGCGCTGTTGATCAGCCGGTACTTGAGCGTCCAGGTCCCGGCCGGATAATCGGCCAGGCTGCGCTGCCAGGTGAGGGTGTCGCCGGCGACGACGACAGTCGGCTCGGTGGTGGGAATGGTCATGCCCGCACGTTACCTACCCGTGCGGGACATTTTCAGGGGGAAGATGTCCCGGCCACGTCACCGGCTACGCCGGTTCGGCGCATTCGCTGTGCAGCACTGCCGCCAGTTCATCGCGATTCTTCTGCGCGACCAGCGCCAGACTATCTGCAATCACAACCGCGTTACGCAACATGTCGTAATGTCTGCCGATGAGTGCCGCATCGAGGGTGGCGCCCTCGATGGCCTTGAG